AGCAGTATCGCCTGCGTCCTGATCACGCCTTCGAGGTGGTAAAGTCTGGCGTCTTTGTTGTCGAGAATCCGGGTGCGTCGGTCGATCTCCGCGTGGCAGTCACTACAAGCCCATGCGCCGATCAGGTCGTCAGGCTTCATTCCCGTTCCGCAAATTCCAGCCATCCGGTAATGTGCCAGAACTGTAGTTTCAGGATTACCATTGCATATTCCGTAAATACGTACCTGGCATTCTCTGCCGCGTGCTTCTTTGCGTAGGTTAGCCATTATGGTTCACTCCAGTAATTCTCAATTGCAGCAGCCATTCTCTGCATCCACTCAGCCAGCTTTAACGCGGCTTCTCTTTCAGAACCACATTTAGGGAAATCCTTCATTTCCATGCTGGCCTTATATGTTCTGAATGCCAGGTCTCCGGTAATAACCAACTCCTGATCAAGCACCGAGCGTTTATTCCGGTGTTGAACGTAATAGACAGATTCAGTCCGCATTTCTTCTCTGTCTTTTTTGAAGGAAATAAGCTCAGAGAAATCACTCATCGTCTTCTTCCTCGTACATTGAGCTATTCGGATCGCTCATCAGTTCTGCGCAGCAGTACTCACACACGTGAACTTCCAGCACATGCAGCTTCTGACCGCAGTTAGCGCACGTTAAAGCTCGCTCGACGCTTTCTTTCTGGTATTGAAGGGATTGGGATGGGCTAAGCATTATTGGATTCTCTGCATCATGAGAAAGACAATCATGGCGGCGCGGAGGGGATTTTCATGTATAGCTCGCTTAGATTTACAGTAGGCCACACCGCGTGCACCCCACTCGTCTTCATCGAGATTGATAATGCTAATCCTGTATTTTTCAATAATCGGCCATGCGGCTGCTGGGTTTGCGCATGGGTTAAAGGATCCGCGCTCAACTTCTACTTCAACTGCGTCTCCGTTTACAATGTCTCCCTCAAATGAGACAAACACCATATCGCCATTCTCACCTTCTTTGTAATCCGGTGATCCGTTATGAATGGCTTCGAATACCGCCACGTTAATTTCAAAATCACTTAACTGTGAATAATCCATTGTCATTTCCTCGCACGATTTCTTAGCCACCGGATATCCCACAGGTGAGCCGTGTAGTTGAAGGTTTTTACGTCAGATTCTTTCGGGATTGGCTTGCGTTTATTTCTGGAGCGTTTCGTTGGAAGGTATTTGCAGTTTTCGCAGATTATGTCGGTGATACTTCGTCGCTGTCGTCTCATTCTGCCATCCTGACGCCCTGCCCGATCGCCATCAATGCCGCTTTGGATACGGTAGTAAACATCCGTCGAGGACTGATGAACGGTCGCCAAATCAGCAGCATGGAGCCTTTGCTGTTTCCCTTCTTCTCCAGCCCTGTCGATGGTTCGATAAAATTAATCCGTCCATCAGTGATAATACGAACTTCGTCGACACTCTCCAGAGCCTTGCTGAACCATCCGACTGACATATCCTCTGGCACAAGCATAACTACCGTCTGTCGCTGTTGTATGCACTGCTCAGCGGCTTTTTCCACCCACGGCCTGATATTGCTATACGGTGGGTTATTCCAGATTGCACCGTGGCTTATCCACTCAGAATTTAGCGCGTCGTCGGCCTCAGTTAGCCAGTGAGCACACAGAGCATTTTTGTCGCTCGCTGCCGAATCCAGCCAGAATCCAAACTCAATATCCAGTGCATCAAAAAGCCAAAGCGGCGTTTGCCAGCAGTCCTTGTCGTGTGCTGGCGTATTTGATTTGATAGTCATGCAGCCCGATCTCCCCATCGCGCTTTCCATTCGAGAGCTAGTCGCGCTTCGTCTGACCACTTAACGCCACGCTCTGTACCGAATGCCTGTATAAGCTCTAATAGCTCCGCAAATTCGCCTACACGCATCCTGCTGGTTGACTGGCCTATTACCACAAAGCCATTCCCGGCAAGGTTAGGAACAACATCCTGCTGCTTTAATGCTGCGGTAAACACACACTTCCAGCTTTCTGCATCCAGCCAGCGACCATGCCATTCAACCTGACGAGAGACGTCACCTAAGCATGCCCATAGCTTCCTGTTTTGGTCTAAGCTGCGGTTGCGTTCCTGAATGGTTACTACGATTGGTTTGGTTGGGTCTGGAAGGATTTGCTGTACTGCGTGAATAGCGTTCTGCTGATGTGCCGGAGATCGAATTTCAAAGGTTAGTTTTTTCATGACTTCCCTCTCCCCCAAATAAAAAGGCCTGCGATTACCAGCAGGCCTGTTATTAGCTCAGTGATGTAGATGGTCATACGTCCGCCCCTTGTGCATATCGTCTGCCACGCGCAGCAGGTGCATTTGATGCTGTGCAAATCTGTCTGGCTTCATCCTGGTCACATGCAACAAAGTGTCCGTTGCAGAACCGCTGGTAAACCGTACCAAGCGAGCCAAAACGGTTTTTCGTCACGATGATTTCAGCAAATGGCGCGGCGCTACTGTTCTCGTCATATACCGCTTCCCGATAGAGCATGATGATTGAGTCTGCATCCTGTTCAATGCTTCCTGAATCACGCAAATCTGCGTTTGTCGGGCGTTTGTTTGGTCGCTTCTCAACATCGCGCGAAAGCTGACTCAGGGAGATAACAGGCGTTTTCAGGTCTTTCGCCATCGCCTTCAGGCTTCCGGAGATGTGAGCAATTGCAAGGTCGTTGCGGTCTGCTTTCGGCTTCTCAATCAGGCCAAGATAATCCGCCATGATGAGTGACAGGTTTGGATTTTCCTGTTTGTGCCGTTCTGCGATTGAGCGTATTTCTTCGACCGATAACCGCGAGGCATCGACTACCCATACATCCAAATCTGCAAGCTGATTCATGCCGTTAGCAACGCGCGCCCAGCCTTCGTCATCCATCGATGCAGGATTTCGCAGCACGCTAACCGACATCCTCCCGGCGTTGGCAATGCTTCGCTCTGCAATCTGCAATGCGCTCATTTCCATTGAGAAAATCAATACCCCGCGCCTGACGTCAGAACCAGGAAGAACGCGGCTTGCAACGCCTTCGGCAATCTTTAGCGCCAGTTCGGTTTTCCCCATACCAGGACGAGCGGCGATTATCACCAGGTCTTCCGCGTTCATCCCTCCGGTGATGGCGTCAAGTTCTTCGATTCCGGTCTTCAGGGTATCTGATTCCTCTCCGTTCCTCAGACGCCTGTCAAGCGTGTCAGTGTAGTCAGTAATGATTTCCCCTAACCGTACAGGTTTTACCTCGTCACGGGGCTTTCTGATGGCTGAGAGACGCTTTACAAGTTCATCCATCGCCTGACTCGATGCGTCGATGGTTCCGCTCTGAATTGGTTCACGCATTTCATCCATGATTTCCAGCACCAGACGGCGGTGATAGTTATCCGCGACCATTCCGGCATATCCCTTCAGGTTTGCGGCGCTCGGGCAGTTTTTGCTGGTCATCAGGATTGAGGTGAAATGCTCCTCTCCGCACGCCTCGGCAACCATCAGCGCGTCGATTAGGTTTCTGTTTCTCGCCTGCTTGCGGATAACCTCGAAGGCTTTCCGGTAGAGCGGAATTGAAAACGCTTCCGGCTCCAGTGTTGCCAGAACGTCGCTGGCGGTTGGAGTTAATCCACCAATCAGCAGGCCACCGATAACACTCGCTTCGATATCCTGTCTCATGCAATCCCCCTGTCTGCAAACTTCCCTTCCCGTACTCCCGTTAACGAATCTTCCCTCAGCAGGTAATCAAAATCTGCCGTCCAGCCAGTGTCGTTGTCTCCGAAGTAAAACGGCTTGGCCTGATGCACAAACGCCCTGACATACGCTCTGAAACCGTCCACGTTTGGCGTTTTCAGTTGCGGGATGATTTTCTTCAGGCGGCGTTTGCGTTTCTCGTTGACCGCAACAGCGTGTGGCAGTCTGTCACCGACTTCGGTGTTGTAGGCGTTCAGGAAGGATTCGTAGTCGATTCGTTCTGCCTTGCGACGTTCAGGTTTAACCTGCCCATCGCCTCCCCCATTGGGGGGTAGGGGGGTATTATTTATATTCTTGTTAATACCTTCTTGTTCATCATGTGCGGTTGTTTGTGCGGCTTCATGTGCGCTTTCATGTGCGGCATGTGCGCTGAAAGCCGCGCCATTACTGGCTTCGTCATGTGCGGCATCATGTGCGGTTGTTTGTGCGGCTTCATGTGCGGGTAAATTGTCCATTTTTTGAGCATATTCATGGTAATTTGTGATGGTGATCACACGACCTTTTTGCTTCTCTCCATCAATGGAGATCATCCCCTCTTTCACAAAAACCTGAAGCATCCGCTCAACCTGATCACGGCTTGCTGGCTTGCCATGTCTGTCGCATAACTGAAGACCTAAATCAGCTGCTGTCACAACCAGTTGACCGGGTTGCAGATGCCATTCATGACCTTTGAAATTCGCTTTGTATGGCTTTCTGGCGGCATTCAGGAGAAGGTTTTCCCACAGGGTGCGAAGATAAACATCTTTCGCCCATGACTGTTTCAGAATGCTCCGGTACAACGGAATGTAACCAGTTTTCTGGTTCTCCATCCTGTTGCTCCTGCGCTCGTGTGCGGCGCTGAAATCGTAGATTTTTGCTGTATTGCTCATAACTACCTGCCTTGACGAAAGACCTTAAGAACATTGTTAAACTGACTTACGGATATGTCTTCTTTGAGCAGCTTTTCCAGAAATGCGTTTGGAATGAACGTATATCCCTCCTCTTTTGGTAGAGACGGAAGCAACGCCCTCGCCTCAGCCTTCAGAAGCTCAGTTCTGGCAACTTTCACAAAAGAGATTTGAGTTCTTTCATCAATGGAACGAAGGAAGCGCAAACGCTTAGCTTCTTTGTGTGTATCAGGTGGATTAAAGCCTTTGTTTCGCATATAATTACCTCGCTGGATATTGTTAAAATTCCATCTGGGTTTGTTCAGAACGCTCGGTTGCCGCCGGGCGTTTTTTATTGGTGAGTCCATCAAGCGCATACTTAAAAGCCCTACTAATCGGACTGATGTCTGATGCCATTCCGAAAGCACACAAGACCGAAGCAATAAATCTCCAGTCCGTTCTGCTTATCTTCGATTCATGACAGCCAATCATCTTTGCCAGACCGCGCTGGGTAAGCGTTGACAGGTTGATGAGTAAATCTGTTTCTGCGCGATCAATTTCTCGCTGTGTTGGCTTGCTGTAACTTGCTTGTGTCATTTCTTAATATTTCCAATAGTGAATAGTTAGTTGAAAGATATGCGTGGAAACGCATATGGCCTTAGTTGGTCAGATATATTGGGACTCGCTTTGTCAGCGACGTAGGACGAATGTCCATTGTGAAAATAGCGGTGTTACTTATGCAGTTGTTTTTTTGTTACTTGGGAAGGGCTTTACCTCTTCCGCATAAACGCTTCCATCAGCGTTTATAGTTAAAAAAATCTTTCGGCCTGCATGAATGGCCTTGTTGATCGCGCTTTGATATACGCCGAGATCTTTAGCTGTCTTGGTTTGCCCAAAGCGCATTGCATAATCTTTCAGGGTTATGCGTTGTTCCATACAACCTCCTTAGTACATGCAACCATTATCACCGCCAGAGGTAAAATAGTCAACACGCACGGTGTTAGATATTTATCCCTTGCGGTGATAGATTTAACGTATGAGCGCAAAAAAGAAACCATTAACACAAGAGCAGCTTGAGGACGCACGTCGCCTTAAAGCTATTTATGAAAAAAAGAAAAATGAACTTGGCTTATCCCAGGAATCTGTCGCAGACAAGATGGGGATGGGACAGTCAGGCGTTGGTGCTTTATTTAATGGCATCAATGCATTAAATGCTTATAACGCCGCATTGCTTGCAAAAATTCTCAACGTTAGCGTTGAAGAATTTAGCCCTTCAATCGCCAGAGAAATCTACGAGATGTATGAAGCGGTTAGTATGCAGCCGTCACTTAGAAGTGAGTATGAGTACCCTGTTTTTTCTCATGTTCAGGCCGGGATGTTCTCGCCTGAGCTTAGAACCTTTACCAAAGGTGATGCGGAGAGATGGGTAAGCACAACCAAAAAAGCCAGTGATTCTGCATTCTGGCTTGAGGTTGAAGGTAATTCCATGACCGCGCCAACAGGATCCAAACCTAGTTTTCCTGACGGGATGTTAATTCTGGTTGACCCTGAGCAGGCTGTTGAGCCAGGTGATTTCTGCATAGCCAGACTTGGGGGTGATGAGTTTACCTTCAAGAAACTGATCAGGGATAGCGGTCAGGTGTTTTTACAACCACTAAACCCACAGTACCCAATGATCCCATGCAATGAGAGTTGTTCCGTTGTGGGGAAAGTTATCGCCAGCCAGTGGCCTGAAGAGACGTTTGGATAACACGTAAATGATTAAAGAACGTATTTCTTATATCATTCCGATTGCGATGGATGAAGGCAACCCAGTAACTCCAGTTCTTATCTATGAAATGGATAAAGACTCCCATGAAGTGGATCTATCATTTGGCGCTTTTTTTATCGGCCTTAAGGCTACAAAAAAATATTCCATAGGCATTGAGGTTTTCAATGCTCAAGAAATACCGATACCAATTGACACAAAACTGTACTCCAACCATAAGTTTTTTACGGTAGCAGAAGCCAACGATGGAGAAACCATCGTATCAACTTCTATGAGAATTAACTTCCCAAGGGTGAAAATTATCAAGCCTGGGATATTCGAAGTTAGAGCATCACTGGTTAATCCTGATAAAGGCGAAGTAATTGATGTAAAAAGTTCGTTTTTTGACGTGAAGATAACAGGATCAGTTCGCGATGAGTTTAGATAACAAGGTTGCTCAGCTTCGTCCAAATCAAAACATATCTCGCCCAATTGGACACTATTCCACTGATGATGCATACTCACGGCATGGTGGAGGAAACGGCGGAGGTAACATGCTTGAGGCTAGAGTTGCAAAGCTAGAGTCTGATGTTGAATACATCAAGCGCGATCTCGCTGAAGTAAAGTCAGATATAAAATCTGTAGATTCTCGTCTGTCAGGTATTGAGACAAGCATTAGCTCAGCAAAAATCACCATCAAGGCATCTGCGGTCGTTGTCAGTTTCGTGTTCGCATTTTGCGCCTACATTTTTGGAAGTTATGTTTCCAAAATCCTTGATGCCTTAAACGGACTCGTTCTTAAGTAACACACAACCCGGCCTCAGCGCCGGGTTTTCTTTACCTCACGATCCCCTTCACCCAATAACACATAACCAATTGTATTTATTTGAAAATTAATAGATACAACTCACTAAACATCGCAATTCAGATCTCTCGATCACCTCCCAAGCCACACACCCCTGCAAAAAAATAAATCTATATAAAAAACATACAGATAACCATCTGCGGTGATAAATTATCTCTGGCGGTGTTGGCATAAATACCACTGGCGGTGATACTAAACACATCAGCAGGACGCACTACTCACCAGGGCGGTGAATATACAACGATTCAAGCAAGAATCTACGGCGCTGACAAAGCGCAATAACCAAAGTGAACTTTGGGGTGTGGTGAAGGGTTCATGGACGGGAATATGTCGCACGTAAAGCGGCGAGGCCTGCGGGACTATTGCCGAATTGAAGTAGGCCGAAACAGGTCGAAATGGGTCTCCCACCTACCACACCACCAAAGTTCACCAGGAGGTCTATATGACACGCAGAACTCAGTTCAAAGGCAATTCACGTTCTCGTCGTCGTGAGCGTTTAAAGGCAAAGGCATTAGCTAACGGCGTACTGGCCCGCGAAGAAGCAATAAGTTCAGAAGTATTACACCGCCCTACTCTAAGCAGAGCGCAGATTCAGGCTAAAGGTACTCACGAAACGCCTGAGCGCATAGAAGACGCTAAGCCAATTAAGTTCATGGCACAGGACGTGATCTGGCAACAGAAAGAATACAGACGCAATCTGGAGCGAGCGGCCATTGTGTACGCGAATGAGTTTGGACATAAGCAACCAGAAACTGGTGTATGTCTTCCAAACGTAGCCATTTACGCGGCAGGATACCGGAAATCAAAACAACTGACAGCAAGATGACTTGTGTTGGTCGCCAGAAAATGAAATTAGGCAGCAAACCACTTATTTGAGGTGAGATATGACAAAATCATGGAGCGTACCTTTTCCTGAATCAGAAACTGAACATGAGGGAATGCCTGTTTTCTGGAGATTCCAGGCGACAGTTGAAGAAGATGGAATCAAAATATTCGCACTTCAATATATAGCTTTTCATCAGACAGAGCATTATGCATGGTTGGTTCCTGCGCATTGGATTGTTAATTTTAAACCAGCACCAAATCAGTGGTTACAGGAATGGAAACAAAAGAGAAATAGATATGCAATTAAGAAAGTAGCAAAAAATGCAGAAAGATCTTTTGCATTCCCAACGAAGAAACTTGCCATTGAAAGTTTATTGCGCCGAAAGAAATACCATTTAATGAGAATCAAACAAGATTTGGCTGTTGTATCAACTCTTGTTGATGGGATGAAGAATATTGATACATCAACACCAGATATTGAATATAACTTTGGACACAACCAAGAAACAGAAAATTGGGTATTCTACTAGGCCGCATAGTCGGCCTTTATTTTTGGCATAAACAACAGAGGCTAACATGGGATTTAAAGGTACTGAAGGTAAGTGGGAAATAATGATGGATGGGGATGAGATTAAAATCATCCAGGCAGACTCTCTTGAAAATGGCACAGGCTGGCGTTCGTATATTGCAATCTGTGAGGAAGTTCAATGTATTGAAGATGCCAATCTAATAGCGGCAGCACCTGACCTTCTCGAAGCACTTCAGTTATTACTTAATCAATCCAAAAATAGAACAACGACAACATATCCAGAATGGTATGGAGCTGTTAATAAAGGTCTTGCAGCAATCAGAAAAGCTCTTGGGGATAAGTAATGAAAGTAAAAATAACTGCTTCTAACACCAGTTTTATTAGTGTTGGTGATATTACAGAAGTAATAACAAACCATGATGGAACCCAAGTTATGTGGTCTGATCTTTGTAAAAGATATGAGCGAGTTAGTTGGTGTAAACTCGTATGGGGCGTCGAATACGAAGAAATACCTGAAATGCATGACGAATAAGCACTGTGTATTCATTCCAACGAGTGAATACACGGAGCAATGTCGCTCGTAACTAAACAGGAGCCGACTTGTTCTGATTATTGGAAATCTTCTTTGCCCTCCAATGTGAGGGCGATTTTTTTAACGGAGGATATATGAGTGAAGTAACAGATTTAGTTGTTATTGAAAAAGCAAATGCAATGACTGTATTTCAGTCTGCCGACCAGATTGAAGAAATCCTTCAAAAGGTTGAACGTGAAGTTATGTCCTTTGTGCCTGATATCACAACGGCAAAGGGCAGAAAGGAGATCGCTTCTCTGGCGTATAAAGTTGCGCAGACGAAAACATATCTCGATGGCCTTGGCAAAGACCTTGTTGCTGAACTGAAGGAAATTCCAAAGCTAATTGATGCCAACCGCAAGACAGTGCGCGATCGCCTTGATGAGCTGAAAGCCAAGGCGCGCCAGCCTCTTACTGATTATGAGGAAGAACAGGCGCGGATTAAAGCCGAAGAAGAAGCTAAGGCAGCAGCTGAAGCTCTCGCAAAGCAAATTGAGTCTGACCATGAAATAGCGATTTTGATGGATCGCGAATTTGACCGCCAAAGAGAAGAGGCAAGACTCAAAGCGGAGCAGGAAAAGCGAGAGCATGAAGAACGCTTAAAAAGAGAAGCTGAAGAGAAAGCCAGAGCAGAAGCCGAAGCAAAGGCAAAAGCCGAAATTGAAGCAGCAGCAAGGCGAGAAGCAGAAGCTAAGGCCGCAGCGGAACGTGCAGAGCGTGAACGCATTGAAGCCGAGCAACGAGCACAGCGCGAAGCAAAAGAGGCAGCAGAACGAGCTGAAAGAGAAAAGCAGGCGGCAATTGAAGCAGAACGCCGAAAAGCACAGGAGGAGGCTGAACGAATCCGGCGCGAGGCTGAAGCAAAAGAGCAAGCCAGAATAGCAGAAGAAAAAAGAATCAAGGACGAAGAAGAGCGTAGAGCAAAGGATAAAGCTCACCGGAAAGAAGTAAATAACAAAATACTTGCTGACCTTATCAAGGTTGGTGCATCAGAAGATGTTGCTAAAAATATCATAACAGCCATCGCAAAAGGCGAAGTATTCGCAACAAAAATAACCTACTAATAAACCAACATAAGGAACCACCCATGATTTACGCAATCGCGGGAGGCGCTCGCATGGGTGCCTTCCAACTAAATGAATCTTTACTTGAACGAATCACCCGTAAATTACGTGACGGATGGAAAAGAGTTGAGGTCTTATTATGCGCAATGAAATAGCCATCAATCACCAGATGCTTCGTGCTGCACAGAACAAAGCAGTAATAGCCAG